TACCATAATAAGCATCTGCAGAACCACGATCGTAGGGACTACCGTGTGTCTTATCGTATATCATACGTTTTCTACAAAGTCCTCTACCATCTGAAAAAATTCTTCCTCATCCTCTGATTCCATCATCATGAGCTTATCACGTACTTCTTCGGTACAACCGTGTTTGGCAAAGTAACTTGCAATTGCTCGTTCTACGGTTTCCATACCGAAATATGAGATAGTATTACTCTTTGACATATTCAACGTCCTCCATTGAGAGCGATGTACTCTTCCAACATCTTTTCTGTTGTGATGCGTACACCACCCTTCATAGTCCATGTAGCGCGGTAGTCACGGCGATCGCCGTTCTTCATCTGAATCCAGGTTTCTTCTTTCTGAGTAATCAGACGATGAAGCCAGCCGTACTCAGTTGTGTTATCAGTCACACGACGAAAGTGTGCACCCTGTGAACCAAGATAACCTGCTTCGATGATGTACGGAGTTTCCCATGGCTCACCGACTTCTTCGTCGTCTGCCATGACTTCCCAAGAAATAACGTACTCCTGGAATGAGTTATTGTCTTCGGTAACATAATCGAAGATGCTTTTGAGCTCCTCGATGTCTTCCTCGCTTGATTGGAGTACAATGGAAGGATCTATGTTTTCTACAACATAGATGTCACCACCCTTGTTTTTCCAACGAGCTTGCGTAGGGTCGATTACGCCGTTGTGAGCAGCGTAGTTTTCACGAACTTGAGTGTAAATTACCAGTTTCATAACATCATCCTCATTGATTATGTTATTAACATACACTGATTCTGATTAATTGTACATACTTTTTTTAAAAAAAGTTAGTATTCTGTGTTAAAAAAGAATGTCTGGAACAGTCTGCCATCTTCTGGTGTTGTTCCAAAATAATCAACCGATGCGTGGTATAGGTTTCCACGATAAAGAACAAGCCGGTTATAGATGTTTCCGAATCGATCGACCTCTTCCCAGTCGTCCATGTTATTTCCGTCATGTAATTTTTCAACAAATTCGCGATCTTGCGATTCCTTATGACGGTATAACGCTGTACCACTTGTGACAGGAGCATTTGGAGTAAGATAACAGACACCTGCCCAAGTGTTATGATTGTCTGCATGAATCCAAGTTTTATGATCCTCGGTACAAAGCTGAAAAGATCCACTATATTTTTCATCTAACCAGTTTGTTACAAGACCTGATTGCGGTTCAATGATTCGCTGAATGACTTCTTTCACTGAATCGTTAAAGAATGTAGCGGTTCTGGCTCCTGGATAGTTACCAACTACATCAAAGGGTTGTGAAAGAGCAAATTCACGAACCGAATCGGGATCTACATAGAAGTCTTCTACAATAATTGAGTTAATTTTCATCGGAATTTAGGTCCTTCTACCCATGCAACTAGACTTTTTCGTGTTCCAGATGTGACTGGAGTGACTCGATGACGAAGAAATGATGGAAAAATAATGATTGTCCCGCGCTTTCGAAGATCTACCGGATCGGGTTGTGGCGTTTGTGGGTCAAGTTGGAACTCTCCGCCTTCATATTCATCAGGTTCTGATAGTTGAATGACGACAGAAAGCTTTCGATCGTACGTAGAAGGGTTTGCCCAAAAAGTATCAGAGTGCCAGTCGTATTTTCCGCCTTCTGAACCGTGATATGTAGTGTACTGAATGTCGTTAAGATGATCTACATGAAATCCAAACGCATCTCTGTTAGCTATACGCACAAAATGCCATAGCAAATCGGGAATAAAACGGTTTTCAGAGATTCCAGGAGGAATCCAACGAATTTCCGAGCTACGGTATTGGTCATTTGGAGTAGATCCATCGAATCCAAGGCCAGCTTCAACTGCTGGATAGGTATCTCCTCGCTCTATAATCGCATCAAGTAGATACTCGTCGACGCCGCCGGCCCAATATTGCCAAAATTGATTCATGAATACATCCTATGGTATGATTTTACTAGATCTGCTGCTTTTTCAATGTAATTTTTAGGTTTGTCGACAAAAATTTGCGCCTGAGGCTCATCATCAACGCCAATAATGACTACAATATCCTTTGCTTCAATGCCGGTCATCTCCCAGAGCATATAAGAATACAAACTTGTCTGCAAAAAGTAGTTTTCAATCCACTCTTTGCGTTTCATTCTTGCTGAAGTCTTATAATCAATAATAGAAAGCTTTCCGTCGAACTTTGCAACGAGGTCGCACGTGCCTGCAATGCGCAAATGGTTACTAAAGAGTGTACATTCGGTCGCTCTAATGTGATCTACGCGCTCGTCAAGAACTTTTCGGATCTGATGAAAGATAAGATTGTTGTTTGGCATGTCCATATTAATATTGGCACCGAGCACATAGTTTTCACACATGTTGTGAACTGCTGTACCACGATTTGCAGCACGCATAGAAATGCGAACTGCCTCTTCTTCGCCTACTCGTTTACGCCAAGCCTCAAGGCCAGTCTTATCTGACATTTTACCGAGTACGGTAGTAACAGATGGATACCGTTTACCCTCTGGTGTTTCGTAAAGACGAACATCTCCATCTATACGTTTTAGATCATCAAATTCGATAAAATTATATTCGAACTGTTTATGCTTGAAGTCCAAGGTTCTGTCTTGCAATGATATATTCCTTCACTAATTTGGATCGGACAATGTCTTTTTCCAAAAAGTCTACATAATAAAAGTCATCAAGTTTTTCAATAACTCTCATAAAATCTTTGAGTCCGTTACGTTCCTGTTCACGAAGAAGATCAGACTGACGAAAGTCACCACAGAATATTACTCTGCAGTTTTTTCCAATTCTTGTAATTACTGAATCAAGTTCATGAAATGTCATGTTGTTGATTTCATCGATAATTACAAAACAATTGTTCATCGTAATACCTCTAACAAATGAGGTACTTGTAAAGTCAATGATATTCTTTGTTTTAAGGATATCGTAAGCATCTCCCCGGCCGAATAGCTCTGTGCAGATAGCCGAGTACGGCGCTTCATACACTTTCATTTTTTCGCGAGAAGATCCAGGGAGAAATCCCATATCGCGGGTTGGAACAACCGACCTAATAATATATATCTTTTCTTGTTGAGACACCCCTGAGAGAAGTTCATCTAAAGCAAGATAAAGAGATAAAAATGTTTTACCGGTTCCTGCCATACCATGTAACATCATGTGCTTTCCTTCATGAAAAGCATCAAATGTAAGTTTTTGATTTTCTGTAAGGGGACTTACTTTTCTAATATTAAACTTATCAGATTTAATAAGTGGTCTATTGTGTATAAGTTCAAGTTCTCCGTTTTGCCTCAATATTCTTTTTTGTCTTTTAGTGAGTCTTTGTGTGGCCACCGATTATTCTTTCTTATTATGGTTTAACCTTTTGCTTTGGCTCGATCAACGGCTTGCCTTGTTTTTGCCTCTTTGATTCCCTTATTCCCGTATTTCTCGCCGAGCGGTGAGTGTGGATTGGCATTACCAATACGATTCATCAAGTCATTAAATCCTGAATCATTCTTATGAGTAATGCCAGAAATTCCAGATACAATATTGGGTGCCCCAATAACTTGTACTATGCTTGGATTTTCTTTGAGGAATTCATCTTTCTCAGAGAAAGTAAATAATTCTTCGAATTCATAACCAGAATCAGTATCTCGAAATGTATAAAGAGGCATATTAATAATCATCACTTTCAAATAAATTAAAAAGAGCATCTTTATTTTTTGATCTAAGCGCAGACTTTAAGTGTTTTTCTTTAAGGTGTTCTCGGTGGTCATAATAATCTGTTTTAGCTTCAAAATCTACTCTATTTTTTACTGATTTGCTCATGTTGGAATTAACCCCGGAAAAGCTTCATTAATGGTTTGAACGTTAAGTCCCTTGACCTTTTTATCCTTTACTTGAAGCATAAGTTCAGCATCGTCTGGATGAATAGACTCAAGGAACTGGATGAAAATATTCTCTCGTTGCCATGGTTGAAGATCTGGCCTATTTCCTGCAAGGAAAGTAGGAAACTGTCTTGATTCACGATACAAGCAACCTTCTAAATCAATACCTTCACACGGCTTATACGGCGGTGCACCAGGCGGCAACCACCAACCAACATTTGGATGAAACGCAAGTTCAAGAACATATCGAAGAGGTTCACTATCGTTTTCTCTCAATATATTTATTTTCTCTTCTTTTTTCTTTGTTTCTTTTACTTGTTTAAGGATGTGCGAAATAGCTTGGATTCTTTTTTGCATTTTAAAACTCGTTAATACTTTCAAGTAGTAATTTTAGTTTGTTGTTAATAAAATAATTAAATAGGTGTTGACGACCTTTGCCCGATTGTTCATCGTACTGAGTCATAACCTGTTCTCTAATATTTTTCGGAATGTAGTTAAGATCAACTAGCTGACGATTTCTAAGATATCCGCGAAGCATTGTTGTGTCACAGAAGTCTTCCGGATCATTTGATGATAACCATCCGTCAAGTTTCTTTTTAGAGATTGGTTTTTGCCGTGATCCAGTTACGAATGTATCGTCAGCAGAAAGAAAATTAGGAACACCATCACCCGTATCACCACGGATAATATGCTCCTTTAGAAAGCTATCAGGATCGTTTGTTGTTTTCCAGCGCTTTTGCACTGGATCAAACTGTTTTACATTCATGTAAGTTTGTAGTTGCATAAAGTCCTTGTCACCAGAAAGGATTAGGATCTTCTCATTTGTATTACCAAACTCATGAACAAGTGTTCCAATTACATCATCGGCTTCAGCAGACTCAACACGAATCACACGATAAGGAAAGAATTCTTTTAACTCATCGCGAACTTTGTTTAGTGTATCAAACACAGCTGTCCAATTAATTTCAGACTTGGCACGTGCTTTACGTCTACTTGCTTTGTAATATGGAAAAATATCACGGCGCCAACTATTTCCAGCGTCGCATGCAATAATCATCTCACCATAGTCATTACGAAACTTCATATTATATGAACGAATCGAATTTAGAATCATATGACGAAGCAGATCTTCTTCAAGCTCTGCGTTTGTATGGTTACCCAATTGAACCATAAGATTTGAAATCATGACCTGCGAAAGGTCTACAATAATCATTTTAAAGTCTCACTCTTCCTCATTATTTAAATATGTATACTCTATTGAATCTTCGTTTACTAATTTGTCAAACATTGTATTTGCAAGATGATGGAATGGATGTTCTATATTATACTTCTTACAGAACACAGCCTTTGTAGCTTCAATTATTAATGCAATGTCTTTACCATATTTATCATCTGCTATAGAAATACCGGCACTGTTTAGAAAAGAAAAAAGATCGTATGTGTATTCATATACTATTTCTTTAATGTATTCTTCTCGTGCGCCCCTAATATCTTCTTCTATTTCCTTGCGCGTTTGAGGAACATGCCCCATTTTGTGTTTAGGAAATTGAATTACATTATCTGTCATTTAACTACCCTTATAAGAATCGTGTCTGCATTGACACGCCCATTAATAGAACTGGGTTTCGTAGTTAGATTAGACATAAACTTTCGTAGAGTTACCTTACCAGCTTTTAACAGCTGCTCCAGCGTTTCTTCTGGATTTCTTAATGTTTTTGATACACTAGACTCGGCATCCCATCCAGTCAATGTTGTTCCCTTTACTTGAATACCAGTTGGACCTAAAGCTTGATATTGTGTTAATTTTCTATATTTACTATTGTAAGTCCACAATTGACTGCAACCAATTATTTCTACAGGATTCACAGATACAATTTTAAGCTTAGGGTCATCCTTTTTATATTTAACATTTTTTGTCAGGTCAAAAGCAGTTTTTTCTTTCTTTTTTCTTGGCTTACGTACTTTTGATGTCTTTAGATTATTTAAATATTTTTCAATATCATTAAAGAATTCTGTCCAAAATGATATCCAAAACTTTTGCTTTTTTCCAAAGTCTTCTGCAACTTGTGGATCATCAGACAATATTTCTTCTAACAACGGCGTGTAGTAAGTCTTAATGTGTCCGAGCAATTGTGCATTAAGTTCATGCTTCTGGCAAAATTTGTACATTGAAAATGCTTCAGATTCAGCATTATCAATAATTTCTTCAAGATCGCAAATAATATTATTTGCTTTTTCGCGTACGCGATCTTGAATATTTATAATTGGAGCAGAATTTTCTATTTCTTTATCCGGCGTTGGACCACCAGCTTCGATGTTTTGTTTAATGCGAGACTGAAAATATTCAATTGTTTTTTGATTAAGTTCGTTGCCATTCATAAGAATTCGTGCAATCCAGCCACAAGTTGTTGCGGTTACGTGTTTAGGTGCACGGCGAACCGCAGACAAATCAGATTTAGAATAATTATTAGCTTTCATGTAATCAATAATCCAAGTTTTGGCTTGATCTACATCATACACATAATTATACCAATTGTATGCGCGTGTGAGATTATCTGCATCGACTTGAACCGGCTCCGGACCAGCAAGCGCGATATCAGTTTTCTTATTAGCACGTTTAGCTTGTACTTTACGTTTTGTCAACGGCATATGTTTCTTTCTCCATACAATAGATTAACCATACACCATATTTTATAAAAAGTAAACCTTTAATTTTAAGTCCTATAAGAAAAAACTTGTTTTGTTTCTTCCGGAAACTCTCTAGGTTCATTAACAAGCGATTCAAGTAAAGCATTCCATTGGTGTACTCTTAGATTCCAATTATAGAATACGTCAGCATATCCCTTTTGTGATTCGATTCTAGACTGAATCGATTCATCATTAAGATAACCGATAGCATCATTCAAATTCTTATGAAAATAAGAAGCATGTTGATTTAGATTCTCATGGAATTGATACATTGATGTCCAGTTTGCTGCGGTTTCGTATAGAGCTCCAAGATTAGAATGAACACAAAGCATTCCAGCAGACATTGCTTCCATTAATACAAGACAGGAAGTTTCAACCCATGTAGAAGGAAACGCTAAAATGTGTTGTTGCTTTAAATATTCTCTTAACTCATCATTTGGTAGAGCACCATAATAGTTAATTTTATCGTGGTCTCTGCACTCATCAAAAAGCGGTTCCCATTCTTTATCTCTCTCTGCCCAACCGTAAAGATTAAAAGAAGAGAATACATTCAATTCAATGTTATCATGCTCTTCGCACAGACGTTTAAACACTGGAACAAGAATATTTAAACCACGATGCGGTGTTGACCAATATGCTAGATTAATTTTATCTTTTGGTTTTTCATGTTTCTCAATAGGAGTAATAGCATTATGCAAAACAACACATTTAGAATACGGAATTTGATAGTGATTTATATAAGCCTGCATTTGCCAGTTAGAAACAAAAACAAGCTTATGAAATTTCTTCCATCCACCATTTGCTAAATGCTGTGATTCTGGATCTTGAGGTAGATCATGCAACCATAAGATACGAATCTTAGATTCATCGAGATCTCTTACTCGCGACCGAATAATTTGAAAGTTAGAAAGCAGTTCAGGATTAATAGAGTTTTCAAGGCGTTCGCCCATTAACTCTGTACCACCTCTTGCGTTAGCTGATAATTCATCATTAACTGTTGCCATTAATTAGTCT